GTTTTTATAGTATAGTTTTATTCTAATTAACAGTAGTAATATCACTCCATGTTTCTGGTGTTCCAGTATCTATTTTACCCCAAGGAACAATAGTTTGTACAGTAATTTCTAAACCTATTCCGGTTACTAATAGTTTTTGTTCTGTACTAATGTCTACATTATTTAATGCTGTATCAGCTTGAGTACCAGTGATAACTACCCCAGTTCCCTCTGCGACTGTAACATTCGCTACGCTACCTGTTAAAGCTTCACCAGTAATATCAATTATATTTTCACTAGTTATAGTAATATTACTTAAATTTATTGTTAATCCTTGACCTGTTATATCTATATAATTAGCAGTTCCAGTAGCAACAGTTCCTACAGCTGTATTAGCTTGTAAACCTGCTTCTTGAATTACTATACTTCCGCCAGCAGCAATTGAAATACCACCTAGAGCTGAAGTTAATTCTTGACCTGTTACAGGGATTATATTTTCTCCAGTAGTAGTAACATTACCTAAATAGGCAGTTAAATCTTCTCCTGTAATAACTGTCGTCGCTCCTGCGCCTGCAATAACAGTTCCTAAAGCTGATGTTAATTCTTCTCCTGTAATTGAAAAAATAGATCCTGTTCCTGCAATAATAGTTCCAAGATGACTATTCCATGCTCCTTCACTCCATGATTCTCTACTCCAGCCATATCCCCAATTAAGACTAGAAGCTAAGGGAAGACCAGACTGAGTTATATAAGTATCAAAAGGAGATCCCCACGCACCTGAATTCCATGCACCTCGACCCCAACCTAAACGCATTGATGCGTCGATAGTAACACTTCCTAAAGATGATGTGAGAGAATTACCTGTAATTAAAGCTGCAGTTCCACCATTATTCCAGGTTCCAATATTCCAGTTTCCTCGATTCCAAGCAGCCATAAGGAGTTACCTCCCTATGTGATTCGAATCAAAGCAGTCGAAGCATTGGCATTTGGAAATTGAATTTCAAACGTACCGTTCGTTGATGTTTTATTTCCCCCAAAATCCAGAACAGCAATCGCAGCATTAGAAAAAGAGTTATTATAAATCACCGCAGCTTGAGCAGTAATAGTAGCGTTAGCCCATGATACATTATCAGCATCAAAGATCGCCGTACTACCATCAAGCGTAACAGCCATACCTGTCATCGCTGCTCCACCCGCAGTATAACCTGATCCACTAACTTCATTCGCAGTAGCGTATGCTGTTGTTGCAGAACTTAAAGTTGCTGTATTATCATAGAGAGCTACTTTTAAAGTATTAGCTTCCAGATTAGCAGTAGTATCCATTAAGTCTTCCTTGAATGTATTAGCAAGAGCTTGTACTATCGCCATGTTATTGTCCTCCAGTTATTGTGTTCTCACCGAGAGGACTGCCAGGGAATTTATAATCTGTTCTTCTTCTTCTTCGAGCTTGATTATTAATTGTAACAACCGCTTCGGTATATTTTTTATTGTATATACTATAATCTTCTATGTTCTTTGTAAAGAGGTTTGCTTCAGAAAGAACACCATAAAATAAACCGTAGGGAGCATTGTTCGAATACCAGTTAGTAGTTGTATTCGCTGATAGACCTGCGATATTGGCTGTATATCCTAATTGACACGTATAACCACTATCCGGAGTAGGAACTATAAGTAATACGTCATCTGTAAAATTAGCAAAATACTTGGGAGTTCCAGTAATAGCTGAATTAGGCCAATATTCTTGACAATATTCTAAGGGTTTAATCTGTAAAAAACTTTTCTCATTATCTACGATTATATTAAGATAATTAATTAATTTCGTATTAGTAGGAATACTTAAATATTCAGAATTAGCAGTAAAAGCAGAAGCTTGTTGAGATTCAAATCCAATAGGATCAACATCTCTTGACAGTCTAAATTCTGCTGCCATAATAAAATTTGGAATTTGAGCTACAAAGTCAGTTCCACTATTTTCCATCCAAGTTTGAACATCACTTGTTAGACTTGAGTATGTCATTGGATTTGCCATGTAAAAGCTCCTTTACTTTATGTTTATCTTTATCTGCTACATTAAACTTCGACCAAACATTTCCCTTAAAAGCATATGTTCCATAATGAGTTAAGGGACTCATTAAATCAGCATAAATTTTTCCACCTATCTTTTGCCAAAGTCTACAAAAACCGTAGTCCTCACTTAAATATCTATTACTTTTTTCATCAATAATACAGTCAAAAAGAGCATAGCAGTTTTTAGATTTAAATGATTTACCATTAATAATCTGATCAGTCGTATATTGAAGATAAGGGTAAGCTTTTATAAGTCTATAAAAGACTTCTTTTTTAATAAGCATAAAACCAGTGGCTGAATCTAATACCTCTATAAATCCCCTATCCATCTGAATACTTTCAGGATGAACCATATTAATATTATAACCTAAAGATTTTTCTTCCATTAATTCAAAATCACCTTTTTTAGCATTTTCTTTAATTTTATTCCAATCAATACTTTTACGTGGATATACACCAGTGACTATATCTTTATCAAATTCGACCATTCGTATAATAGATTGAGCAGGAAAACTTATATCAGCATCTATGAACATTAAGTGAGTATGTGACTCTGGATCTTTATCACATGTATCTAAAAACTGAGCCACCAAAGTATTACGCGCACGCGTAATTAAACTCTCATTTCCCATCGAATTTATATAAAGTTTCCATTTACGTTGTGCAAATAGAGCAGAAGTATTTAAGATGGAATGAAAATAAGCTTCATTAATCATACCTCCAAAACAAGGAGTAGAAATTGTAACACCGATTTTTTTAGAAGGTGGATCTGGATCCTTAGATTTTTTATCACTCATGTAATAACGATTGTAACACTTCCGAGACCAGTTGTTAACAAATTTGTTGTGCCCTTTCCAATACCAATATATTCAGAAGGAAGTGAAGGAGGATAAATTGGTTCCAGCTGATCGGGAACTCCTCCTGTCTGAGAAAGATTGGCTTGAGGTCTAGCATTTTTTAAAGCTACTGCATCAGTAAAATATGTAAGAGAAAGTTGAGGTTGTTTAGGTTCCCACTCTGAATCATGAACAAAAGATCCAGTCCATTCAAATCTCATTTCATTATAAGGAAAAGCCAATCCACTTCGATCAGAGATCGCCAATCCAAATTGTCCTGGAGCCCATTTTTGAGATGGGGCTCTTTTAGGTTTTTTTCCTTGTCCTGGAAAATTAGGCATAATATTTAAGTTCCGTTATAATATGAAGTTGATGGAAGAATCCTAGTTGAAGGAGTATCATCACCTGCTATTAGTCTTTCAAAAGCTTGTTCATAGTCGAGTTTTAATTCTGCTCGTCTATTTATATCTATATTAATTCTTTTTTGTGATAAAAAATAAGTTAGTCCAGAACACATACACTCGATCGCACGTGAAGGAACATCTGTATTTTGTTCTACTCCACCCACAGTCTGTGCAGTAATATCTTCTATTCTTCTAATTCTCCAATAATTTACAACATCTGTAGAATCATCAGGAGCTGGATATAAATAAATTTTAGGTGTACTTGTTCGTTGTAAATAAAATTGAGTTGGTCTTGACTCAGTCGTTTTGGTTTGAATCGCTGAATAATCGTTAAGACCTAATCGTGACATAACATAATATTTACCATCACTTTCTTTAATATTGGCATTAATTATATCGATTGTATCTGCGGGAAGATCATACGAGATTGTACTTTTAACAAGGGTTAAATCTTTTTCTTCGACTGTCCATTGATTATAGCCTCGATTAGCCCAATCACTAAACATAATATTTAAACTACGTCTAGCAGATCGTACATCATAACCTAAAATAGGATCTCCTCCTATTCTATCATATGCTTCTTGAATGACATCATTAACAGTTAAGTTAAATGTCGCTGTACCTGATAGAGCCATTTTTGATTATCCCCAAAATGATGTAACTGCAGTAACATTTGTTAAAGTTGCATTACAATTAGTTGAAAATCTTATTCCTTCTCCTGGAAACGAAATCCAGACTTGACCACTATCTAAACCAGCTGCTGTATCCAACGTTAATAAATTAGTTCCTGCGTCATCAAAAACGACTGTTCCTGCATTTGCTGATGGAAGACAAACACAACCATAAAGTCGAATTGGACCTGCAAAAACTGCGCCGGTTGCTGCTAATCTCTTTGCTGTAATATTTGATCCTGCCATATCTTCTCCTATGTATATCTAACCAAGTTCTGCATTCTCTTTTCGAGATCGACAGCTCTTGACATTGGGTTATTATAACTTGTTATTTGAGAGAGTAAAGACTTCATATTCTCTTTTTCTTGAAGATCACTTAAAGCAGATCCTCCTGTATAAGGATCAGCAACATCTTCATAACCCGAAATTTGACCACCTGATTCACCTGCTTGAAAATTCTCGAATGTATTAATAACTTCTTTAATGGAGTCTAATCTTTTTTGTAAATCTTTATCAGCTTCGGCTTCTTGCTTTTCTTCTTCTGCTTTCATTTCTTCGTATATTTTAACTCTTTTTAAATCATACGCTTCTTTATCTTCTTTACTTAATTCTTTATATTCTGTATCGATTGTTTTATCAGCTTCTTCTGTAACTTTTTTTTCAAATTCTGAAGCAGCTGCTTTCTTCTCTTCATCAGTTTCCAAAAGATTATCTATTATCTCTGAAGCTTTAGTAGACCACGCTTCTCCTTTTTCTTTTATCCATTTTCCAAAAGCTGTACTTTCACTTGCCATAAATTCCTTTGTTATAAGAGGGCCCGAAGGCCCTCACTATAATTATGTTACGTTGTTATTCTGAAGATATGATACTGTAACTATACCTTCACCAA